ATGGCAATGCGTGACGAAACGGCAGCTGGGGAAATCTTGGCGCTGAAGCTGATGCTGGGCGTGGCGTTTTCGATGGCAACCCGTGACAAGGAAGACGCTCGCTCCGCTTTGGACGAAGTTCTGCGAGCTTGCTCGGAACAAATTCAGGAAGGCATTGCTGGTGCAAAGGCTCAATTGCAGGCCGATGAGCTTGACACGTCAAAGGTGTCGGATGCCGCGTTGGAGACGGTCGATTTCGTTGCCGGCGTAGCCGACAGCATGCTGGAAGCAATGGGGCGTTAATCCCAATTGCAGCGCATTGAGTGTGACTCTGAACGCGCTGCTACCTCTGCTACGGTGCCAGCGCCGATTGGTGATCAAGATCAGCGGGCCGCCGGCGATGGACTGCCGCGCGGCCCGCTGATGGGCGGTCGCGACAAAGCACGGCTCAGCTTCTTTCGGTCGCTGGCGGCTCTCCCATCGATGGCGGTGGTGACATTGTTCGGCCATTGATCGTGATCCATGGCCTTGCTTCGCGCATCCTGCGCGGTCGGTCATCAAAGCTCAAACCAGATCCGTCCATCCATGCCGCGCGCGGCCGGCCATGCTCACCGCGCCACCATTGGCAATGTCATCTGCTACCACGTTGATGATGAGTCTCCGGATTTCCGAGCCGTCCGGAGCCTTCTTGCGCTGTTCCAGGGCCTCAACCCTGCCGCCGGTGCTGTTGTTGATCTCCACGATCAGATTGCCATTTCCGCCTGACTGCTGGCCAAGCGGGCCCCTGGTCGGAAATTGGCCAACAATGCCACCATCGGCATAACCAGCCATTCCCCGTCGCATGGCCTCGACAATATCCACACCACCAGCGCGCGCAACATCCCGTTGGGACCAGACGACCTCGCCCTTGTGGACAACGCCCGCCGGCTCGAGCACGCCGCCGTCGCCGGTGTAGCCGCCGGATGAGAAGCCCCATGCTCCGGAGAATAGTGAACTCAGCGTTCCCGTGTAGGCACCGCCTCCGCCGAAGCCGCTGGACATCCCCGCCACAGCCTTGCGCAGGATGATCCGCGACAGGTCGGCCAAAACGGAGCGGGTCATGTCCGAGAAGCTGAGCTTTCCGGTCTGGGTGAACTTCACCCACACGTCCTCAAGGCCAGCGAACACACCGCTTACGGCATCGCCCATCTGCTGCGCTGCGTTGGCAGCCTGCTGGCGGTAGTTCTCCCACGCCCCTGCGGCTCCCAACAACCAGTTCCCCTCTGCCTCCTGAAGCCTCTGGTAGCCGTTGCGGATGTCACCCAGCCGATCCAGCAGCTTGGCAAACTGGATTGCCTTCTCTTCATCGAAGGTCGCTTGGTCGATCTGGCCGGCGTTGAGTTGATCTGTCAGCTGTCGCAGCTTCTGTGAGCGGTCCTCGTAGGCACCATTGATCTGCTGCTGAATCTCGTACTCGCGGTCGCCCATCCCGACCTGAGCGACGCGGGCCTCCATCTGCCGCCGGAAGGCGTCGTTGCTGGCTTCAAGGGCGGCCGTATACGCCTCGATGGCCTTCCTCCGCGTCTTGACCGCCTGCTCTTCTTCCGTGGTCAGAACCTGAAGCTTCGCTGCTCCCTCGATGCGAACCTTGGCCAGCCGTGCCTCCAGGTCTCCGAGCTGCCGGTTCACGGTGATCCCTTCCTTGCCAGCCACCGCCTGTTTCTTCAGGAACGCGATCTGACCCTCCAGCGAGCGCGCATCTGCGTCAGTGCTGGCCTGGGTCAATTCCCGCATGCGGCTGTAGTAAGCCTCAGCGCTGATCTGCCGGGCCGCGAACTGAGCGCGCAGCGTCTGGGTGCTGGCCTCGATCGTCGCCTGCTCCTGCAGCAAGTCATCCTTGTAGCTCTGGAGGCCAGCAGCGCGCGTGGCGCCTCCGGTGCCGGCCGCGCCCTTCTTCTTGTACTTTTCCTCGATCGCGGCGACAGCGGCCGCGCGTCGCTCCTCGATCTTCTCCACCTCAGCGGTTAGTCCGGCGGCCATTGCCCGTCGACGCGCGACTTCCGCCTGCCCGTTGATCTGTGCGAGATCGTGCTTCTTCTTCTGCTCTTTGCTGGCCTGGGCTTCAACGATGGCATCGAGCTTTGCCACGGTGTCGGCGGCCACGCCTTGGGCTGCTTTTACCTCAGCGTCTGCGGTCTCCTTGGCGATGTTCGCCGCCAGCTCCTTGATTTTCTCCGATCGATCCTTGATCGACTGCTCCATGGCCGCAAGCGCAACTGGATTGCGTGCGAGAGGTAGACCACGCTGATCGCCTGTGGCCAACGCATTGAGCTTGGCCAGTTCTCGTTGGTTCTCAGCCAGCAGCTGCTGCATCTGAACCGCCTCGGGGCCAAGGCCAGCATTCGCCTTCATTGCCTGCCACGCCTTCGTCGCTTCGGCCCAGAGTTCCCTGAAACCTCGAATCACGGGGTTCTGGCTCGCGCGAACCTTTGCCAGGGCCATGACGGTCTCATCAGCCGCAGCACGCGTGATGACCGTTACGGCGTCCTGATTGCGGCCCTGCTCCTGCAACGCCTTGACGTGCTCGTACAGGTCCACGGTCATGAAATTGACCTGGTCGTTGAGCTTCTGGGCGTTCTTGATCGGGTCCTCAGCCAGCTTGCCGAAGGCGGCAACCGTTTCTTCAACGGACTGCCCCGTGATCTCCTTCATGGCCACCGCGGCGCTCGCCACCGCCTGCATGTTCTGCGCTGCAATGCGACCGTTGGAGCCGATGGCCAGCGCCGCCTCTTCGCCAGCACCCGCAGTCACCTGCATCGCCTCGCTGGTGCGCTGCGCCAACGTGACCAGCGTCAGCGTCGATGCCGCAGCCTCGTTGCGGGAAAGCACGAGGGCACGGGTGTACGCCTCCTGTTGCTTCTGGGCGTCATACCAGGCATAGACCAGCACGCCGACAGCCGCCGCCGCCGCGGTATACGGGCTGACCATACCCAGCAGCGCCGACGAAACCCCTTTCAGGGCAGGCTCGACTCCGCCGAAGCTGTCTTTGATCTGGCCGCCCTGCTGCACCAGGACCGTGAAGAAGGGCATGCCGCCCTGCAGGCTGGTGAAGATGTCGGTGAACTGCGCCGGCAGCTGGCGCATCGCCTGCGCCGTCTGCCCGGCGGAGACGCCAAGGTCGGTGATCTGATTCTTGGACGGGAGGGGGCGCCCGGCTTCCGCGCGAACCTCGCGCAGCTGGCGAGTCAGCACGCCGAGCCCTTGCCGAATGTCGTTCAGGTCAGCGCTGATGCGCACGCGCAGATTGGCAGATGGCTCAGCCATGGGTAGGGGTCTCCTTAGTCGTTCCGGGCCGGGCGGCGCCGGTCATGGCGTTCTGGAACTGCTGCCAGCCGGCGGCGTCGGCGCCGAACGCGATCCGAACGACCAGGGCAAGGTCCGACAGTCGTTGGCGGTCATCCCTGGCCGCAGCTGCGGTGAACGCCCGCAGCTGGGCCAGCGTGTAGGTCAGCACATCGCGGCGGCTGTGCCCGCGAGAGATCAGGAACTGGACGACGTCGGCGATGCCGGAAGGCTCACCGCCTCCCTGATCGCCGCCACCATTCTCCGCAGCCGGCGGGCAAAAAAATCCTTGTTGAGGCCCGCCACCGCCTCGAGCAGCTGGGCAACCTCTTCCAGGCTGCCTGCCGAAATCCACTGCGGCTCCTGATCGACCGCGACGGCCAACGCCGCAGCGATCTCGCTGTTGTTCTGCTCGAGCAGGTCCAGCACGAGCGCACCGACGTCGGCAGCGGAAGAGTCCTCGGGCAGGCCGGCGATCATCGCGATGCGACCGATCGTGGTGCGACAAGCCGAGATGAACGGCCCCAGCTGCTCGAGGCGCAGCGGCTTCACCTCCAGCCGCTCGCCCCGAAACGGGACGATGCGGCGCGGAGGGTTGACCACCTCCAACCCCTCCATGGTCACTTCTCCTGCTGCCAGTAGAAGTAGGCGGACTTGTCATCGCCCGTGGCTTTGGAGGCGTCCTTCAGCAGCTTGCCCGCCACCGTGCCGGAGCCGAACTCGTTGCCGATCAGGCCCATGGTCTCGATGACGCCACCGGAGACCTTGTGGCACACCTGCCGCACGGCCTTGCCGCCGCGCGCCTCGTTCGTGCCATGGAACTGAATCTCGTAGAACTTCTGCGACGTGACGGCGGCCTCGACGTGCCCCAGGTCGGCGTTCTTGTAGCTGACCTTGAGGTTCGGCTGCCCGTTAACGGGCGGCGGGATGGCGGAGCCCAGGGGAATGAAGAGCATGCCGCGCTCGAAACGGTAGTCCTTCCCCGCCTCGAAGGTCGCGGTGCCGGACACCGGAACGACCGCCGTGATTTCGCTCGCAATTCGAGACAGCGGCACGAACGCACCCGCCGTGGCCACGACAAGCTCATTGGAGACGGTGCCTGCGGCGATGCTGGATGCCTTGCCTCGGGTGGCGCGTGCGAAGTTGCCCGGGTTGAAGTCGTGGAAGGTGTAATTGACGTTCCAGGCGGTCACGCGGTCGACGCTGTTGGCAGTGCCGCCACCCGGATTCTGGTAGTCAGCCAGTTCGATGGCGTTGGTCTGGGGGGCCGTGCTGAAGGCGGACACATTTCCGACTTCTTCGAACGGATTCCCGCTGTTCCACTCGCGGATCAGAATGATGCCGCTGCCCAGGTAGCTGTAATCTTCGGCCATGATGGCTCTCCAGTTGATGTGCCGCTGAGCGGCGGGTTACTTCTTGGGGATGTTGGATTGATAGGTGAGCAGGACGCCGACCCACCCGGCGCCGGCCTTCTCCGGCATCAGCGGTTCCATGCCAACGTAGACGGGCACCTGAATACCCACCGGGTAGTTGCGCGCTGTCTGGGCGCTTTCCAGCGCCGATTCGATGTCGCTGACCAGGTCATCGAGAATGGCTTGGTATTTCTCGGTGTCGGCCGGCACCTTCGCGATGACACTGACCGTGGTCAGGCGGTGGGTGTGGACCCGCGCAGCGTCGGTTGCCCGCTGCTGCTTCTCGATGATGGCGGTCAGCACCGCGGTGGTGTCCTGGTCGCCTGGCGCCGGCTCCAGCGTCCAACCGGTGCCAGCGTCAGTCAGGTAGCCGTTGTTCAGGCTGATCTGCTGCAACGTCTGACCCATGGCCTCGAGCAACTGTCGGCGAGGGCTAGGCATCAGCCACCTCCCACTGTTCGCGCGAGGCATCGCCGGCCAGCTTCTGCACAAGCTTCAGGCGACGGCCCGTGCCGCTGATGCCCACGACCCCGCCCTTGCGAGGCGTGACCTCGCTCAGTTGCAGGGTGATCCTGTCGAACCCCACCGGCACGGGTGCCGGATCGTCGCCGCTGAACTGCTGAACGTCCTCATCCAGCAACACCGTGCACGGCACTTCCGTGCCATCGGCGTTGATGTAGTGGGCCGCATCGGCGACGCCGGCCGCGCGAAACGTGTTGAACGCCAGCGCGTCGAAGCGCTGCATGAAGGCTTTCTGATTCAAGGCAGTGGCCTCGCGGTTTCCATCGCCTTCTCCAGCTCTCGCTTCAGGTAGAAGGGCATGAGCCGCTTCCACGTGTCCTCGGCCATGCCGAAGATGTCGTAACGGGGCTGGTAGGCGGCGGTGTTGGTGAAGATGAAGATCGAGCGGACCGCCGAGCCCCATCCGGTGCTGATGCGTTCATAGACACCCGGCCGGAGCTTCCCGCGGCGCTTGGTGATGACGAAGTAATCCCCACCGCTGGGTGCCTTAGTCCGCCGCCGCTTCGCGCTGGCCGGGCTCTGGTTCTGGTAGCGGTCCCGCTGCGCGCCCAGCTGGGACAGAATCTTGGTCACCTGCCCCGCAGGAACGTTGCCGTACTGATTCGGCCGAGCACCGCGACCCATCACCGCAAACTGGCTCGGAGACAGCAGACCTTTGCTCTGCAGGAGCCGCTCGAAGCCTTTCCGACGGCGCTGACCGCCCTCGACCTCGGCCAGCAGGTACTTCGCTGGAGGCGTCCCCTTGAACGCTTCATCACGGATGTAGATTTCCGCGTAGGGCTGGTCCTTGGTTGCCTTGCGGTACATCGCCGCATTGGTGGTCAGCGGCGTTGGACGGTCGAACACGCGCGGAGCCTGGCGCTTCCAGCGCTCGCGGATCTCGTAGGCAACCTTGTTGGCGGCCTGCGACGCTGCGTAGGGAAGCTGACTCCGCTCCAGGTCGGTGAGCTGTCGGCCGAAGGCATTGTCGGGGTCAACGCCGATTCTGATCTGGGCCATGGGACCTCCGGCCTGGCCCGCCGAAGCGGGCCAGGCTTGCGCCTTACTTCGCGCCGGCCTTCAGGCGGATGACCGCATCCGGGCGGGTATTGATGCTCAGCGGATTGGACTGGCTTTCCAGCTCGATGCCCTTGTCCATCCGCAGCTTTGCCGTCTTCGTGTAGTACGGCAGGCCCCGGGTGCGTACGGTCTCCAGGTAATCCGCCGGCGCGAAGCGGGTCAGGAACATGTCCGGCACGCCCAGCGGGAAAGCGACCGCCTCGCCGTCCGGGATCGCGATATCGCCGCCGGTGCTGCCCTGCAGCTCTTCGAAGGTCACGTCGCCGAAGACGAAGCCCTTGCGCAGATCGTTCCGCAGCGCGGCACCATCCTGCCAGCGCTTGTAGGCTTCCTGGACGTCGGGATGGTCGATCAGGGCATCGAAGAAGCCCGCGCTGCAGAACACGTGCACGCCCCTGTAGGGAACGCCGCCCAGCTTGGCTTCGATCGCACGCTTGATGGCCACGACCTTCGAGCGGACCTTGCTGTCGGCCTTGTTCAGCTCCATGCCGATCACGCTCTGCTGTACGTCGAATTCCTCGTAGAAGTCCACGATGGTCGACCCGTCGGCATCAAGCACCTTGCCGCGCAGTGCGCCCATGCGGTGGTATTCGATGGTGTAGTCCAGGTCGCGCTTGTGGACGGCCTGCAAGGCATTCACGACCGCGGCGACGTTGGTGCCCTCCGGGTCGTTGATCGGGTCCCACACGCCCAGCAGCTGATCAGCCATGACGGTGGAGCGCTGCGGCAGATGCGTGGTTTCCAGCAGCTTCACCTTACCGCGGTCCAGGCCCTTCGGCTGAGCCGGCGCGCCACGCGGGACGTTCGGCACCAGCACCAGCTTGTTGTCCTTGATGCCGATGCGGACGATGGTGGTGCCGATCAGGCCATCTTCCTGGAACAGGCCCATCTCGGAGATCCGCGTGTTGATTCGCGGCAGGTTGTTGATGTGTGCATTCAGTGCGTCGAAGCCCAGCACGCCCAGGGCCAGGAGAGTCTGCAGATCCATAGTGGTTTCCTTGGAATCGGGTACGAAAAAGCCCCGCCGAGGCGGGGCCAGGAGTTGAAGCGGTGGAGGCGGGGTCAGCCGCCGGCAGCCGCCGCGATGGTGATGGTGTCGGTGACCGCTTCGGCCAGGTCCTGCGCGGTCGCCTTGAGGGTGTAGTCACCGGCGGCGCTGAGTTCGGCAGCGTCCCAGGTGACCACGCCGGCGACAGCCGCCTTCGCGCCGCCGCCGGTCAGGTTTCCGGTTCCGGTCGCCTTGGCCAGGGTCACGCTGACGGTGCTGCCGGTCACACGCGCGCCGAACACGTCCTTGACGTGCAGAACAATCGGTCCCAGGGGCTCGCCGACCTCGCCGGTCACCGGCACGGAGACGAACTCCAGATGAGTGGCAGTGTTCGACGCCAGCGGGGTCTGGGTCCACAGGGTCACGATGCCGGATTCAGCCAGGCTCTGTGCCGCGAGCAGCTTCTGGTCGTCGGTGACGCCCGGTGCCCACACCAGCTTTTCGCCGAACACCTCCGCGTCTCGGGCAATCGCTGCGCCCTTCACCGCCAGAGCATCGGTGTCCGTGCCCGTGTCGACGGCTCCGTAGAGCACCTTCACCGCGTCAGCACCGTTGGCGGCCACAGTGTTGTCGGCCTTCAGCAGCGTGCCCGCCGGCAGCTGCCCCTGGCCTGCGGGGATGCGGATCAGCTGGCGGCTGCGTTCACCGTTCGCTTCGGAAAGCAGGAATTCGCCGGTACGGGTGCCGGCCAGGGAAATCTCCATCTCAGTTACCTCGACTCTTGTAGATGTGGTTGGGGTCCAGCTGCGCCTTCACCGTGGCAGCTCGTTGATCGGCCTTGGAGACCGGATGCGCGGTAATGACCTGGGTACTGCGGCCTTCCTCGGCCTTCATCGACAACAGTTGCGCACGCACCGTGTCGAGGTCGGTGTTCTTCTCGATGAAGCTCGCCGCGAGGGTGTCAGCGCCCCGCAACGCTGCAGCGCAGGCGTCCTGCACTGCAGCCGCGTATTCGATGGCGCTCTCTGCTGATTCGCCCTGCTGCAACGGGCGACGCAGCACCGCCAACGCCAGCTCGGCGGGCAAGTCGCTGCTGGCGACTGCTGCCGCCAGAGCTGCCCTCTGGCCACCGGCCAGCGTCCCGTCGAGCGTTGTGATTGCGGTGGCCACGGCCTGGTCGCCGTCGGGTCCGGCTGGGATCGACGCGGCCGACGCCTCCGGAGCAGATGCGTCCGCTTCGGCTTCCGGGTCGCTTTCGACGGAATCGGCGCCATCGCCAAGCGCCGCAGGCGCCTCACCTGCGCCCAGGTGCGCGATCAGGTCATGCCAGGTGCCCAGCCGGGTGGCGAATCCGATATCGACGGCGCCCTGGCCGCGATAGCAGGCCGCCTGCGTTGCTCGTACCGCATCCGTGTCCATGCCCAGATTCCTCGCCACCGTGTCCACGAACATCGTGTACAGGTCATCGAGGTCGGCCATCGCATCGGCCACGGCCTCTTCGCTGAGCGGGAAATTGGGGTTGAAGTCGACCTTTCGAGCACCAGCGAACAGGGGCGTGACCTTCAGGCCCATCTGCGCGTTGTTGCCGCTCCAGTCATAGTGGTAGGCGACCACGCCCACCGAGCCGACACCGCTGGTGCGGCTTACCCAGATTTCGTCGCAGGCGGTCGCCAGTGCGAAGCCGGCGGAATAGGCGTGGTCGTCCACCAGTGCGTACAGCGGCTTACGGCCGCGCGCCTGATAGATGTGGTCGACCAAGTCGAAGCATCCGGAGGCCATGCCGCCCGGCGTGTCCAGGCGCAGGATGATCGAGGTCACCGTATCGTCGCCCAGCAGCTCATCGAACATGTCGCGCACCAAGGCGTAGCTCACCGGTCCCGGCCCGCTCGCCCCCGGCATCGGCCGGTTGACCATGGCACCGGACAGGTTGATGACGCCGATAAGCGGCTGCGACAGCCCGACCTTCGACCCTCCGGACCCGGAAGCCTCGAACCGATCAGCCCGCAGCACGCTATCAGCGCTGGTGATCTTGCCCTCCAGGTAGCCGCCGATCAGCGCCTCGCCGATGGACGACTGGACCATCAGTGGTTGATTCAGGACCGCAGCCGCGAGGGACGCCACGACCGGCGCATTGTTGCCTCGACCAAAGAGGCGGCCCAGCAGGCCAGGCTTACTCGTCATCGTCATTCCCTTCATCGTTGTTGGCGCCGCGAGCGCCGGGTTCGTCGTCCTGCCGCACACCGGAGGCATTCGTGCGCCGGGGATCGCTGTCGTAGGTCAGCCCTGCCGCATCGGCTCGGGCGTTGTCGGCGGCCTGCTCCTGGTCGACCTGCTCCGGATCCTCGCCAGCACCCAGAACCACCTTCGTGCGCGACTTGAAGCCGGCGCGGACGGCTTTCACCTCGGAGGTGACGTCCTGCACCGGATGGCTCCACGGCCACCCCTCCGGGACCCACAGGGTCTCCGTCACGTCATCGCGCAGCGCCGCGTAGCGCGGAATCTTGAGCAGGCCGGACAACACCGCCTGATCGAAGAACGCGTCGCGCACCCGCTGGCAGAACATCGGGACCATGTAGAGCCACTGGTCCTGCTCGATGACCCTGCGGAACTCGTTGAGGATCAGCCGCAGCGCGCGGTCAGACACGTTGCGCAGGTCACCGGTTAGGACCTCGTAAGGCACGTCCTGGCTGGCCGCGATCGCAAGCAGGTGGCCGCGCAGGAACTCGGCGTAGTCCGAGCCTGCGCCGGGCGGCTCGGCGAAGTCGATCTTTCGGCCGGGAGGTAGTTCCTGAATCGTGCCGGGCTCGAGTCCGCCGAGCGCCGTCCCATCCGGGTCCTCGCCCGTGATCAGGTCGCCGACCGCTTCGCCCTCTTCGCCTTCGCCGTCAGCGTCGGAGGTGATGAAGCCGGCAAACAGGTTGGCCAGTGCCTGGCGTTCCAGCACGGCATCGTCCAGGCGGTCCAGGTTGAACATCCGCAGCAGCGCCGGCGCCGAGCCAGGCACGCCGCGCATGGCGCCGGCCCGGTTGGGGCGGTAGAGGTGCAGTACCTGCTCGGCGGGCACCCGCACCAGCTCGTTGCCGTTCACCGACACTGCGAGGTCGCCGGGGTGCTCCCGGTACATCCAGTAGGCAACGCGGCGACCGATGCGATCCAGTTCGATCCCTTGGCGGATCACGTTTCCGTTGCTGGCCACGCCGTTGTAGTGCTGGGGGCACTGCTCGGCCTCGATCAGTTGAACCTGCAGCGGCACGGGCAAGCCGTCCTCCGGGAGGCGGAAGCGGATGCGTGCGAACACCTCGCCTGCCTCTTTCCACTCCCGCCAGGCCAGCGCCTGCAGTCCGCTCCAATCCAGCACGCCATCGGCGTCGGCGTACTTGCCCCAGCGCAACCACAGTTTCGTGGTGCGCTTCTTGTGCGCGTCGTTGCCCCAGATCGGCTTGGCCTGAATGCCGGTGGCGATGCCGTTGGACACGCTCTTGTTCAGCGCACTGACCATCCAAGGGTCATTGCGCGCCAGGTGTCGGGCGCGTGCCAGCACCGTCGGCAGACTGAGCAACGCGGCATTGGGCCCCAGCGACACCGGCCTGAACATCCGCAGCCGGCGCCCGTTGCCCGCCGCGCGGTAGCTTCCCTCGATTGCCTCAGACATTGCCGGACCCCGACTGGTAGAGGCGCACGACGCGCGGCCTGCGCCGCTGGCCGGACGCCATCCCCAGCTCCTGACGCATCTGCTTGAGCAGCCGCCGCATCGAGTCCAGGCTCTGGTAGGTGATGGTGCGATCTGCGTAGCGAACGCTCAGCACTCCGGCCGTGATCGCTTGTTCAAGCGCCACGGCCTGATCCTTGGTAAATGCCATATCAGCGTCCCAGGTACTTACTGCGAATGACGCGGCGCGGTCGTGCGCGCGGCGGAGGTGGCGGTGCCACGTCATCCGCCCTCACGTCAGGGTTGTCGTCCCATGCCGCGGCCCAGGCCGGCGGCGATTCCCACTTGATTGCCGGCACCTTCAGCCAGAGCGCCATGCCCTCGTCATAGCCGCAGAGGTCAAATGCCTCGTTGCGACGTCCGGCCAGGTTCTTCCAGCCATTGGCCGTCCGCGACTCGGCTGTCAGCTCGGCGTAGAACGCCTCGGGCAGCCAGTCAGGGAAGTGGTAGTAGCCCGGGCCTGGCTCAGCGCGCTTCACGTTGGCGTCGACGGTGTCCTTCAGCCGGTCCACGTTGAGCAGCAGCTGGGGCACATCGCCCTTTGAGCCTGACTTGCGATCCTTGCGCTTGCTGCTGTCCGGGTAGGTCTCTCGGAAAAGAGGACCCTCTCGGCGAGCCTCACCCTTGATCAGCCTGACTCTGGCGTGCAGCTTTCGGGCCTTGAGCGAGCGCCAGAACTCCAGAGCGCGCACCGATGTGCCTGACTTTCCGCCCCAGTCGATTCCAGTGGCATACACAGGCATGCTGCGGCCGGTGCCGTCGGCCAGCGGATAACGGCGGAGGACGACCTTCTCGACCAGCCGCTCCCAGTCCTCCAGGTACTTCGGCGGGTCCAGAGGAAGGAAGCCGCCCGAACCGTCTTCGCGCTTTGAGGTGCGAAGGGTGAAGTAGTCGACAACCCACCGCTCCAGCTGGCCAGACTCGTTGATTCCGAATCCGAGCACCAGCACCACGAACCGGTTCCCCTGTACGTCGACCGCACCCAGCAGGAAGCGAACGCCCGGCGGGACGGTCCCCTTCGGCCAATCCTCGGCCCGCTCCTGCAGCTCCGATGGATCGCTGGCAGAGCGGGCGGCCATCGGGACGTAGTTGATCGCGCCGTCGACGTTGTGCGTCGTCTTCAGGGGCCGCTCTTCGCCGGTGGTCGCGAAGGTGCGCAGCGCTTGAAAGTAGCGCTCTACCAGCGATTCCCAGGACTGGTACGCGGCTGCTACGCCGCCGAGCCAGAAACTGGCTATGCGCGCCTGCGGCCGCTCTCCGGTGACTGTGCCGTCGGCGTGCACGACCTGCCCTTCGGCGGCCCAGACGCCGGCACGATTCATGCCCTCCTTCCACCGATGGTCCAGCCCAACGCCACAGTTCGGGCAGTGCAGCATCGAGTAGCGCCGCGCCATCTTCTGCACGTCGTCCAGTACGACGCGCTCGAGCAGTTCCTCGAGCGGAGGCAGCGCGAAACCTTCATAGCCAGGCGCCGCCTGAAACCGTTCCCCGCATTCCGGACAGGGCCAGTACCAGCGCCGCCGGTCGCCACGGGCATACAACGCCGCAATCCCGGCCGCCGGCGGACCTTGGTGGGGGTGGTTCTGCTTCCAGGAACCGTCGGTGTAATCGGTCGCCGGGCTGGATTCGGCTACCACCATGCCGGCGGACATGTAGGTCTGCGTGCGCTTCAGCGCCAGGCCGAAGCACTCATCGATCGCCAGGTCGCCGGTGTAGTTGTCCACGTCCGTCATGAGCACGTCGTGGATGTCCTTGCCTGACAGCACGGAGACCGATGGCCATCCCATGCGCAGCGACATGCCCGACCGGAAGAACTTCAGCAGGATGTTGTCGTCGTGTGCCCTCGGGCTGAGCCTCGACCGCAGTTCGGGGCTGGCGGCGATGCTGCGCGCGATGCGCGTCTTGCTGTAGTCCTCCGCAGCATCCTTGGACATCTGCACAACCATGGCGTCTGCCGGGTTGCACGTGATCAGGTATGCCAGCCGAGCATCGATCAGCGAGATCGTCTTGCCCGAGCGTGCCGGCCCGACGAACACCACGGCCTCGAAGTGCCGACTGCCTGTCGAATCCAGCGGCTCGACCATGTAAGGCGTCGTGTCCGGGTCCCAGGAACCGGCCGCGCCAGCAGCGTTCGCGACCTGCAGGACCTTCGCGCCCTCGCTGACCCTGATCCGCCGTGGAGGTCGGATCATCTCGGCAACACCGAGGCGGACGCTACGCGCTGTCGCGTATGTCGTCATCGGTGATTCCCTCGTACATGGACTGACGCACCCGGTCGCATTCGTCCTGGACCTTCACAACCTGCTCGGGCGTGAGCCCGGCCTTGCGTTCGAGCACGTCCGGCAAGGTGTCAAAGAACTGGACGACCTTCTTCACCAGCTCGGCATAGTCAGACTCGACCTCGGCCGCTGGCACCAGTTGCCCGGTCGTGGTCTCCACCTTCAGTCGCTCGTTCTCCGACTGGTAGTACGCCCGCCGCTCCATCGGTGGGAGATCGCGCGGATCGACCACGCCCTCCGGGCCGATCGCGGCGCCGCCTACGGCGACCAGCGCGGGCGCAGCATCGGCCAAGCGGTAGACGTCGTGACCGGCGCGCTTCGTCAGCGGCGGGACACCGGCCTCCTTGAGCCGCTTACTGGCCGTCCGACGGTCCATGCCGAACTCATCCGCCAGGCGGGCCACGGACCAGCCTTGAGTGAATTCGCGGATGTCAGCCATGTCCTACCCGATGCACAACCTATTCAGGCAAAAAGTTGCGGTTTCTCCCGAGAAAATCCGCGAAAACCATGGCCTGTGGTGGATCACCCTAGAGGCCGAAATACTGTCTTTGACCGGGGTCCGAATTCCCCCCGGTTGCGGTGGACGACGGCAGGGGCCCCGCGAAGTTCGACACGGCGCTCACCGGCACGTTTGCCTGGAGGCAGCCACGCGTACTTGCGATTCCTTCCGGTGCGGTGCATCAGATGGCCGTCGCATCTCACCCCGTTGAGCACAACTCGTGCGCTCGCAAAAACTGGGCGCAGCGATAAGCTGCGCCCAGTCGTTCGCTACCTTCCTTGGCCGCCGGCTACATCAGTTCTCGTTGAACACCAGGTTGAAGCGGGCGTCGACGCTCCAGCTGCCGCCGGAGTTGGTGGCTCCCAACGAGAACGAGAAGCCGCTGCCGCCGCCCCAGTTGCTGCCACCGAAGCTCACGGAAAGCCCACCGTTCATCGAACCGCTGATTCCGGCGGTGATGCCGCCGCCGAAATTGTAAGTGGCGCCGATGCTGTTCTGGTTGAAATCGACCGTGGTGTTGCCGAACTTCAGCTTGCCACCGATGGCCAGGCCGCTGTTGGTGTCGTACACGGTCGTCACGTTGGCGTTCTCACTGCCGACGGTGTAGCCGATCGATGCCGAAACATGCTCGTTGCTGTAGCTCAGCCCGACGTTGGTCATACCCTCCTTGACCTGGAGGGTCGCCGATCCGGTGCTGACCTTGCCGCTCACCTGCAGGCCGTCGACATTGCCCTTGTAGTTGACGCCGACAATGTCAGCCCCGCGGAACATCGGGTTGGACTCGATGTACCAGCTGTCGTCGGGAACGGGTTCGGTATCGGTCGGATCACCCGGACCCATCGGATGGATGTCGGGCAGCTGGCTCTTCTTGAGGTCTTCGTCTTTGCTCATGGTCTTTCTCCTTGGTTGGCCCTTTCGGGCGGTCGATTCAAGCCCCGGGCTCCTTGCCCGCTCCCGCGCGCAACAAGCGCGGGGCCCCTGACCTGAAATGCAAAAGGCCGCTTTCGCGGCCCGTGTTCTCTCTCTTAGCTACGCTTCCGCAGCAGCTATCGCGCGTTGATCACCGATTGACAGGCGCGGACGTGGTCTTCGGCGTCGGTGACGATTCGAACAACAGCTCCGACAATCTCTGGACGTAGTTCGGCTTGCGCATCACGTTCGACGGCGCCGGCTGCGGCTTCGGACAAGCGAGCGGTGTGACAGGTGGCGAGGTCGTTGCGCAGGCGCAGATTCCCATTGCGCAGGTCAGCCACAACAGCAGCAGGGATGGTCTCGGCCGCAGCCCGGTCTTCTTCATGTTTTGCTCCAATGTCGGCCAGCTGTGAAGCCTGGCCGTGCTCCGTGGCACGGGTCTGACTGACCTGTTCCAAGAGTCCCTCCGCGCCCACGGCACGCTGGTTCGCTTCCGCTCCCTCGGCCCGGTCGCCCCGCCAAGCCCAGCCGGCACCGAACATGGCCGCAGACCACAAGCTGATGACGACAACGAAGATGGCCATGCGGTTCATTCGGAGCCTCCTGCCCGAATGGTGTCGCTGTCCGGATCAAACGGAGGCGGTTCCAAGCTGGCCGCGCGCATGAGCCCTTCAAGGCGGTAGATGTGGCGGATCAAGCGCAGCTCCCTGGCCTCCATCCGTCCAACCCGTTCACCCAGCCGGGTCACTTCTTCGCGCATCAGCTGGATCACGTTGACCTCGGCACCTTCCCTGGCTGTCTCTACGAACTGCTTACGCCACCAAAGCGCGACACCGCCGGCGCCAACCATCAGGCCACCAACGGCGGTGCCGACCGCCTGCCAGTCCACGCCGCCTCCGATCATGGCGCCACCGTCCCACCCGCCTTGCGATAGACGGCCAGCAGCTCGGCCAGCGTGTGCTCCGGCTGCCCGTACCCGGCTCCGGGCAGGCTTGCCCAGATGTTTCGTACCTTAGCGATGGCTTCCGAAATACGGCCCGACTGGATCAGCGGCAGCGCGCGGCGCTCCCGGATCAGCTGGATGGCCCAGAGATCCTGCGAAAGCGGACCGAAGTCAGGCAGCTTCAGCAGTGCGCGGTAGTGGGCGTAGTCCTTCAGCATGAACTGGTAGCGGCCCGACGCATTCGAGGTCAAGCCCTTGCTGTTGACGCGCTTGGACTTCCGTCCGCGCGAGAAGGGATGCATCGAATAGTCGGAGAACACCTCTGGCACACGGTCTGCGCCGGTCACGATCACGTCGTAACCGCGGTCCTTGGTCGCCGGGCTCGTGCTCGTGCTTTCTGCCCAAGCCAGCATGTCGAGGAAGGCCACGACGTTCACGCCGCCAGCCTGTTGGGGTGTGATGTGTGCCATGGCGTTTCCTGCGTAGGTGCCCGTCCCGCTGCCGGCTGGGCGCGAGGGTTGATCCGGTCTGGGGTCGCGGGCGTGGATGGAGCGGGCCATGGGAATCGAACCCATGTGGGCAGCTTGGAAGGCTGCAGCCTAACCACTCGGCCAGACCCGCATAGCATCAGGCCCCGACATCGCTGTCAGGGCCTGTTTGTTTGCAACTCCGGGATTTCCCGGTTTTAGGGGTGCATCTAATGAATCGGTAAGGAAAGCGCATCCTTGAAACGACGAACCGCAGGCACTGGACCTCCCGAGTCCAGCCCTGCGGCCGTTGTTTCGTGGGCTGCTTACATCCTCGCCCACGGTATCAATTGGACAACAATCCTGGTTCCCGATGCAACTGCGGTAATGTTCCTTACCGCAGTTGTACAACTGCGGTAAGTTTCGGGACAACTGCGGTAATGTTCCTTAGCGTGAGCACGGGAAATCACCCCTCGCCCTCCAACCGATTGCGCTTCTGCGCCTGCTCCAGGATCGCCCGATTGGTCACCTCGACGGGGTCCGTCACATCATCGCCGGCAGCATCCCTTTCCTGCCCTCCCTGCGAGCCTCGACGCAGACGATCCGCGAACTGCTTCCTTTCTGCAGCGCGAGTGCGAATTACATTCAACGAATCCGCCACCTCCAGCGCCACATCCACGGCCCGGGTCCTGGCTAGGCCACTCGAGACCCCATGCCGCGCAGCGTTCAACAGATTGAATGCCGTGAGCACCGCGTCGGCCTGCTTGCCGTCCAAGGCAGACATGAACGTCAGCGCCCTCACTGACCCTGCCCTCGAATAGCTTGTTACTCCATACTCCGCGGCCAGATCCCGCAGAGCGCCGTCCAAGAGGGTGAAGGCTTGGTCCGGAGTCAGGAGCCCGCTATCACGAAGTAGCGATGCGCCGATACTGTTGAGTGCGTTGTAACTTGCGCGCTGGATCGGATCGATTTCCCTGTACTGGCTATGGGTGGCGAGTCGCCACCAGCGCTCAGGGTCTGAGGTCGGTGCTGTCGGATCTGCAGTCTTACCAGCAACCTGCGGCTCTACAGTTCCGGTGCCAGCTGCAGGATGCGCCCCCGAATCTGCCTGCGCCGGTGACGGCTCCTGCGCCGGCTCCGGCGCTGCTGCACCACCTCCCGGACCATTTCCGGACTCCATGCCGGGAGTGCCAGCGGCGTCGCCGTCTGCCTCGCCTCTCTTCGGAAGGCCAGCATCTTCAACCTTACGTGCCGCCCGCTCGACGTCCTGAAGCTCAAGCTTCCCAAGCCCAGCGACTTCCACTGATTTGACGATCGACCTCAACCAAGGAAGGACCGCAACAGCAATCAAAGCGATCGAGATGGCATCGATCTTGACCACTTCAGGGTAACGAACCCTCAGCACCAAGATCGCGAGCGCTGCAAGAGTAATGAACATGGCGGCCCACTGACGCTCACACAGCCACAGCCACACCCTTCTCATCCGTCCATTTGCCATGCTGCCCTCCCCCCCTATTCCTTTTGTCGGCCGAGAATACTCCCTTGCATTAAGGTTAGGACACTGCCTACTGGCCTACTGCTTGAAGAGCCTCGTTGCGAACTCCCGCCGCCCGTCCTCAAGGGCATCGGCAAGGACTGCCGCGACCAGGCGGTAGACCCTGAGATAAGCATCTTTTCGCATCTTCGCCTGCCTCGCCGCCGCTTGGGCCGACGGCTTGCGCTCAGGCCACACCAGGTCGTTGACGGCGTCCTGCAGAACGAGCCGCATGCGCCAGCGATCAGCGGGGTCATTCATCTTCAAAGGGGATGACGCGCCTCTACGAAGGCAATCACGGAGGACTCGCCGCGCCGCGCTCCGCCCCAAGGCCAGCAGCGCACCCCCGTCTGCGCGCAGGGCCACGGCGAGCGCGGTCTGCTTGGCTACGGAATCACGCATCATGCCCACGGCGCCGGAGACATCAGCGGCACTCAGCAGCGGGGCGGTCGAGCGTCCCTGCGTCGGAATGCGATAGCTCCCACCGACTGCCATACGTGCGATCAGCTCGAGCGGATCGCGCTGAAAATCAGACTCCAACTTCACCGACCGGCAGCGCGTTGGCGTGACTACCCGTGGCGTCGGCATGGCACCGGGCTTCTGTGCCCATGCCCGACTCGCCTCAGCCTCGGCGCCTGTGCCGATCCACAGTTCACCGTGAGCGCCGCAGCGAGCGCACACCACCTGTGCGGCCCGGCGATTGCCTACGCTGCCCCGCACCCGCAGGCGCGCATTGTCGCTGCCGCAGTTCCCGCACTGCTCTTCTGCCTGTTCAGCCGCTGCCAGCAGCTGACCACCTCGCAGTTGCTGACCGCCACGCGCCCGGCCATCCTGCCAGACCTCCCAAACGTTGCCGTTCACCTTGCAGCGAACCGGCCCCTTCTTGCCCTCCAGACGCAGATGGCGGGCCGCTTCATCGAGGCTCTGAAAGTCGGGAATCATCGGGAGGTCTCCATGGGCGTGACGTTCCTTGGCTGCGGTGCGGCGCCGTGCTGTTGAAGGAACTGCTGAGCCAGCGCGCGCAGTTGGCTCTCGCCTACGTCCACGTAGCCCATTGCCACGTGGCGCAGCTGCGCCACCGCCTTCCCGATGTTCCGCCGACCGGCAGGCGGCAGAAACGGGATGCAGGTTTCAAAAGTCGCTGCCAGCTCGAGCAGGTTCTGATCCGATCTCTCGTGCGGCGTGAGGGCGGCGATGATGGCGCGAAGGGCGGTAGGTACGAAAAGCACGTCACCGTGGCCACCCTCACGGATACTGGCTGCTACCTCTTCGACTCCAGGCATTGCCGCAGCGTCTCGATCGACCTCCGCAGCCAGCAGATCCCGCGCCCGCTTCTCGATGGCGTCCATCAGTGCCTCTCTTTGATTTCAGGAACCGGCTCAAACTGCTCGTAGGTCCCCTTGAACCGGCCCAAGTGGTCGCTGACTACCTCCATCCCGATCCCCCACATGCACGGGACATCAAGGACCGAAACGCGCGCGACCTGGCCCGCAAACGGGAACACGTCTGGGTCTTCCTTCACCATGACCAGCTGGCCCACGTGGAAAGCGGCGTCCATCACTCCACCTCCGGGCCGGCCGGCTCGGCCGCATAGTGCGTGATCTTGGGGTTGTCACCCCGCCAACTGCCGAACACCGGCCGCTGGCTCACCGAGTCCCACAGCATCAGCCGCTTGCCGCCCAGCCGCGCCTCGGCGATGGGTCTCCAGTGGATACCGGAGGTAGCGCGCTGGTTCCACGAGGCGCTCGCTGCAGGTCGAGGATCGTCCATGAGCGGGAGGTGAGGGGCTCCGTTGCAGCCGCACCCTTCGCAGCCGACGGCAACCACGCGGTCACCCTCGCCGTCCAAGAAGTCGACAATGCGGACGCGAGCGGAGCCGCAGAACGGGCACGGCTTCAGTGCATTGGTGCTCACGGGCTCACCTCGGCCGACAGCTGCAGCCCAGTCGCGGCGTCAGCCTGCGCCCAGGTCATCTGCCCCCGGTCGATGCTCTCGGCCAGCCGCGACAGACCCTTCGCGGTCACCAGCACCTGCTCGTGCACGCGATCCGGCTCACCTTCCCGCCGCTGGACACTGGCCTTGTGCGCCAGCACGCCCTGCTGCAGACGGGTCTGGTAGGCCAGCCAGTTCCTACTGCCGGCACGCCGGTAGATCCATCCGTGCTCGGACAACCATGCGAACAGCTGGCGCGGCTGTACCTGCAGCATCTTGGCCGCGGTGCTGATGTTGAAGGCACCGTCCGCCTGGGTCAGCCGCAGCAGGGCGCGCACCTGCGGCTCCTGGTACTGCACGCGCGCCTCGAGGATCTCGGCCTTCTCGCTGTAAGACAGCAGCAGCGCGCGCAGCGTCGCCGGATCGGTGAGAGCTTGCATCGGATCCGGAGCGGGCGCCCCGGCAACCAGTTCGTCGTACGCCCTGATTACCTTGAGGTGGAAGCTGGGGCTGATCCACATGGCAAAGGCGTAGACCAGCTCGCGTGCCACGTACGTACCGCCGTAGCGCCCGGCGATGGAGTGGAGAGGGTAAATCCGGGAATCCCCGGAGTTGGCAAGCTCGGCGATCAGATCCTCGGTCTGCTTCAGCCGCAGCCAGTCGCTCGGCTGGTGCCTCTTTGCGCCGCCGGCGGCCTGGTGCAGATCGTTAAGGCAGAAGCGGCCCACATCATCGCGGCGGATGCTGGCGCCTCCGATAGTCATGTTGCTGTTCACGAGAAATCCTCCGTCTTCCAGCCGCCGCCATCGGCGCGCTGCACTGCCAGGAATCGAAATGGGTACATCGCCGCTGCGACCTTGACCTTCACGCGGGCGTCTTCTTCCCAGAAGCCCTTTACCTCGTGGGCTTCCAGTTCCCCTGCCGCGTTGACCACGAAGAAGTCGATGGTCAGATGCGTGTTCTTAGCCAGCTTCAACTTGACCGACTCAAAGCGGAACCACAGCACCTCCCCGGCCATCTGCAGCTGGTGCAGGTGTTGGTGATATGCGGCCTCGGTCTGGTTCATCTCGCCGGCGACGTGACGCGGCCGCCCCCGGGCGACCAGCCCTGTCGCACTGCCTGCGTCTGCTACCGCCGTCTTTCCGCTGGGCGCCGGCCGGTAGGCGCGCGGCGCGGTCGTGCTTACAGCCGGTTGGCCGCCCATCTGATAGAGCTTCTGCATGCCCGCCGGCATGTCGCCCACGGTGGCGTAGCGCAGCGCGCGCTTCGGACTGCCCTTGGCGGCCATCAGGTCGACGCCTCCGAAACACCCCAGACCCGCATGGCGCGTTCCTTGAACGAGTCGAACTCGCGCCGCGCGCGCTGCTGGGCAGCCTGATGGTCGCGGTCCACCTGCTCGAGCATGCACTCGAACTCGACGGTCAGCAGCCCAAGCAGCTGGGGCACGGTCAGGCCGCCGCGTGTCTGCGGCACCGTGGCGGTTCCGAGAACCGGGCCAAGTTCCGGCATCGGCAGGCACTGTTGCCCAGATGGGGGTGCAGGCATCGCGACCACGCGCCCGGCGTCTGTCGCGGTCCAGGTGGGAACCGGCCGACCGTCACGGCCGCTGGCGCGGTTCTCACCCCTGCGCACCAGGCCATCGCGATCCAGCTCCCGAAGCAAGCCAGCCGCAGCAGCGGACGACAGAAGCATCGCCTCGCGCGGGGCGCCAGCGTCGATCGCTGCATTCCCGGCCAGTTCGAGAACTTCGGCGGACGTGCACTCACCGTGGATCCCCAGGCAGAACAGAACCAGGTCCCGCTGGTAGGCGCGGATCTCAGCCAGCTCCATGATCGCCTCCGAAACCCAGGTCTGCCGCGGCGCGCGCCATGGCCTCCCGTGCAGCAGCACGATCACGCACCACTTGAGGCTCAAGCCTCGGCGGCGGGAGCGCTGCAGCTGGCTGCGGCACAGCGCCGCCGTCCATGACGTACCGCACAGCCCGCTCGTAGGCATTTGCCAGCATGCGGTGCTGCGCGTTGACGCTGTCCGCCGTGGCATAGGCGTGCAGGTCCAGCATCGATCGCACCAGCACAGTAAATCCGCTCTGGGCCTGGCCCGGCCGCATCTGGCCTTCGACCTCGGCCAGTGCTGGCACTCCCAAGCACATCGCCCGGAACTGGCCGGGGTTCGGTGGCCACTGCAGGGCGCTGCGCAGGCAGTTGGCCATGCCCTCGGCAACCTGCCGCGGCGTGATGCCGCTCAGCACCGGCAGCCACGTCTCGCCCGCAATGGTCAGCTCGCCGTTGTTGTTGACCGGAGCCGAGCCGTTCTCGCGGACCCACTTCCCGGGGAACATGCCGGCCATGCGCTCCCACACCGTCCACAGGGCACTCACCGCGCGCTGGTCCGGGTCAGTGGTGGACGGATTCGAACTCGGCATCGATGACGTCGCCACCTGATCCGACAAAGCCGCCAGCGCTCGCGCGGGCTTGGTGCTTTCGCCGCTGCTCGGCGACGTGTTCGGCAGAACCGAGCTGAGGGTTTGCATTGGAGCCTCCGGTGTTGGTGGTGTTCGGCGGCGTTGCGCCGGCGGCGTGACGGTTGCGGGCGGTCTGGATGGCCCAAGGGAAGGGCTTGGCGACCGGCGGCGATCGGGACAGACCTTCCGCGACGGTGTCGCCCAAGGCTTCCGGCGTGACCCCCTCCGCCAAGGCAGCGAGCAGGTCCGGGTGACTGGGATTGGTCGAATGGCACCCAGCCATGCGCATCAGCAAGCACGCGCGCCCCGCTTCGGTCACGCCCCCTAGAGATCCATGAGTGTGCAGTGATGTATCTGGAGTAATAGATATGGGGTCTGGGGTCTGGTTACCCGTGTTCACACCTGCTTTTACGCCCCCTGTTACGCGTGACAGGCGTGACATGTCACGGTCTGTCACGCGTGACAGGGCGGTGTTAGTCACGCTTTCGCTGTGCGTGACATGCGTGACATGGAGCGCCTTAAGCTCAGCCATCGTCACCAGACCTTCCGGCACCACTCCCACGGCCCGCAGATCCTCGAACAGCATCGTCCTGCGTGCACGGGTGCGCGCCTGGCGCTCCGTTTCGTTGCTCTTGCGCGCCTCGCGCCGCCCCTGCCCCTCAGCGATGCGGCCTTGGGCTTTGGCAATCTGTTCGTCGCAGCGCTTGCTGTGCCGCAGACCGTCCTCAGCCACCGGGAAGTAGCGCTCTGCGACCTTCTTGACGGCTGCCTTGTCGGCCGACGTAATGGCGCCAGCAATGACGTACAGCTCGGCCAGGCTGCTCGGAAGAGCCTGCTCTTCCGAGTAGTAGGCGAGCATCAGTTTGAAGTAGACCCCATGGTCGTTCAGCGACAGCCGGGTCGTGTCCTTCAGGTAGTCGCCGGGGTACATCTCGAAGTAGATCACGACTTCACCTTCGCGCCGCGAAGCAGCGCGTTCATCGGAATCAGTTCAGATGGCATGCCGGGGCACGGGTTTCTGGGCACCTGCGCCATGTACAGCGCGTCAGCCAGACTGCGCCGCCAGCGGAACGCCGTCGCTCGGCTGACGTTGAAGCGATCCTGCACCTGCTGAACAGAGGGGAAGTACGCACAGCACGTGCTCGCCCACAGCACGAAGTCCATGATGATCTTCGTCTGACACTGACCATCGAGCGCAGCCTTGCGGCGGTGATCGACGGCACGAGCCGGGGCATCGATGGGGCAGTTGGTGCGCTGAGGCCCGCACGCGGTGCCGAAGGTCGCGGTCGGGCTCATCGCACCGCCTCCCCTTCTGCGGGACGGATGGCGTTGTCCTGGAGCGCCTGCCCCATGACCATGGGGAGCACCTTGGCGGCCGGGATGCGCCGACGCGCAGCGGTGTGGTCGTAAAGGTCATGCAGCGCGCTATGCCAGCGGTACGCGGTAGCGCGGGACAGAGAGAAGTGCGACCGCAGCGCCTGCACCTGCAGGGGCCATGGCTGCTGCTTCGCCCACAGCACGACATCGACCATCGGTAGAAGGGGCACGACGGCGTCCGGAATTCGCCGGCCAGCCTCTTCGAACTCCCCCACAACCGCGATCGCCCAGCTGATCATCACTGATGTGCTCATGCCACGGCCCCAGTAACCGCGCGGGGCTCAAGGTCGATCAAATGGCCGCTGACGTACCGCTTTGCCGTGACCAGCTCGGCCTCCAGCTGCCCGATCTCATCCAGCGCGCGGCGCAGTTCCGGGATGTCCTTCGGGCAGATGCGGCCGTCGGCCAGAATGTTGGTGAGCGCTTCCAGGGTGTGGCCGAACTCAACGGACATGCGCGCGACCGCCAGGACGCCGGCATGCGGCTCCATCATCGGGATCCGGGCGCCAAGGAACCCGTACCGGCGCGCAAGCTCGCGCGCGCAGGCATCCCGCCATTGCGGCGGCAATGCGCGGACCCATGATTCCTCCAGATCGACCGGCATCTTGACCGTGCCGTTGCGGATCCGGGCGATGATCTGGCCGTTCGCCTTCAGCGCGCGCTCGGTACTGTCGGCGTCGGTGCCCGTATGAAACTGAAGGATGCGCTCACCCGGAGCCACATCCGCCATGTACTGCTCGGCGATGGCCTGGGCCAGGCTGCTGTCGGTATGGCCGCTGTTGCGAATGGCTTCCGTCGTGTGGCGGAAGACCACGCTGGACCGCGGCTCTTGGTACTGAGGATCGGACTTCATTTACGCACCTCGGGAGGCGATGCAAAGTGGCCGCCATGGACAGGACGACCGATGGTTCAGGGTTTGGGTGCCGCCCTCCCCGCGTTAAGCTGGATGTGCGAACAACACAGCCCGCAGGGAGGGCGACAAATGGCAACCAGGAAGGAGATTCAGATCGCGGTACTCACCCGTCTGGAGGAGGCGGGGAAGAAGCTGTATGGCCGCGAGCTGGCCGATATCGGAGAGGAACCGGTGGTCGCTCGCGAGGTCGTCTACCTCAAGGACGCAGGGCTCGTCGATGCGGCTGTACGGGAGTTCGACGGTGTCGCGCACTTCGCTTGGGTTTCCATCACGGCCAAGGGCAGCGACTTCATCAACAAGGAAGGAACGATTGGCGCTGACCTCAACGTACTGACCGTGAGGCTGCACGAGGACACCGTCCGAGACCTTCTGGTCTCCCGAGTTCGCGAGTCGGATGCCGATGAATCGGTCAAGGAGAAGCTGGTTGATCAACTTAAGGCCCTCCCTGCGCAAGGTATTGCCAAAGTTGCAGAACACGCTCTGGATCAGGCGCTTCGCAATCTCCCGAACGCAGTTCAGTGGCTTCAAACAGTGCTGTAGCGTGGATAACACCGCGACGCTCAAAGCGCACCCAGCCGACAGGTTGCAGACCGCTAGACGTCGCAATGCGAACCCAGAACTCCGATTCGCTGAACAGACCGCTGGACGTGGGTACCGGCAGGACAAGCGCCTCCCCTGCGGCCCCCAGGAACTCGAAAGTGGCGAACAGGCTCGTCATCTCGTCGGGCGCCATGGCTCAGGCCCCCTCGACCGGCACGATCCGGTCGGCATCGGGATCTGGTTCCCCAACGGCCCCGAAGATGTCCGGCCGCAGCTCATGACGAGAAACCATCGTCATGGCCTCGATAGAGAGGATGTGATGGGCCGCCACGGGCCTGCGACCGGTTCGCCACTGCGAGACCAGCGCGGGGTGAACCTTGAGCAGACGCGCCAGCGCGCCCTGCCCACCAGCTGCATCAATGGCCTTCTGGATCGGAGTCACGATCTGGGAAGTAGCGTTCATGCCAGCAAACATAGCAGTGCTATTTACCGCTGTAAATAGCATCGCTGTTCGTCTTCCTGAACACCTTCAAATAGCATCGCTATATGCCAAGGCCATCTAACCCCAAGACTGCTGAGGGCCGTTCCATTGCGGACGCCATAGCCCGCACTGGGCTTACCCAGGCTGCGGTCGCTGAACGCCTGGACGTCACACCCAGCTTCATCTCACAGTTCTCGACCGGTATGCGGCCGGTCCCATGGGACAAGGCCGAGGCATTGGCTGATGTTCTTGGCCTGCAGCCTCAAGAAATCAGCGTGGAGTACGCCAGACTGATGGAGCGTTTCGGCACGTCTCAGGTTGCGAGACTTAACGCCGATATCGTGACCTCTGCCATCGCTGTGGCACGCAAAGCTCTGGATCTCGCCACCGGCGAGACATTCGACGTCGAGCAATCACCCGATCTGTTTGCACAGGCACTGCGTGTGGCGTTGGCAGCCGATCTAAGGAAACAGGGGAAGGTTACTGATGGATCTCGACCAGGAGATGGACAAGCTGGCGCAACTGATCGCTTTGCGCGCGCAACGGAAGATGGGCGAGAAACCCCGGCTGGAACTGGTAGGAAGCGGCGAGCGGCCGCAGGCTGACCCGAAGAGGGGGCCCGACCAGCAGCATGCGCCGCATGGCAGACGGATGGACGCCATCCTTCGCGAATCCCACTGCAGGATGATCCGTCATCTCCGCCGGCGGTGGGGCTTCTCCATGCAGGTTCTGATCGACCAAGCGTGCTTCGGTTATGTAGGGATCGAGCAGTTGCCCGATGACGACCTGATTCAGCTTCACAAGGATCTGGAGCGCGCCCAGGAATGCATGCGGGACGGCGTGGCATTCGAAGACGCGGGCCTGCTGCGCAGCCACTATGATTCATAGGAGAGCGTTCATGTCGAGAATGTCCGGCGTAGTTGCCCTCGCCCTCGCTTCCTTGCTCATTGCGTGTAGTCAAGCCGCGAGCCGCACAAGTCACGACGAGACACCCGACGCGAAGCGCGCATTGGCGTCGGCAGAAGCGGCTGCGGCCGACGCCGAGTCGGCGGCGCAGGCAGCCCTCGGTCCATTCAGGGACCTATGCAAAGGTCAATCTGATGCCGCTGGGCGCACGATGCATGCCAGGCAGTTGGGCGTGGCCATGTCGACCGTGATGGAAGTGGCATCCGGGCCCGGAGAGCCGTATGTAAGCTACGTCAGAAACGCGTACGCACGGCCTCTGGAGACCACAGAGGATGCGCGCGAGCGCGCCGTTGCAGAGTTCCGAGATGAAGTCTATAGCCGCTGCCTAAGCGCATCCGGACTGTAACTTTCTTAATGCGTTCAGAAATTTCCCTACTGCCAACACCCTTAATAAACAGCATTGCTATTGTAATGCGTAGATAGCAGAGCTATTGTCTCCGTCACCGGCCGCTGCCGCACACGGAGACAAGCAATGCAACGCAGCCCACTCACCCCAAGATCCGTCCGCCTTGGCGTTGCCGCCCTGGCCTGCTTCACCCTCCTGGCCGTGGCCGCTTGGGCCACCACGCCCTCCGCGACGCCGGCAGATACCGCCGTCGACGCCCCCGAAGATTTGGTGATCACCAGCCCGCGCATCTGTGCGGCCCTGGCGGTCTACGAACTGGTTGAGCCCGACGACTGGGGCCTGCGCGCTACGGTCGCCAACGCCACCCTCAACGCGTTCCGCGACGCCCAGCGCGCGCCTGACTGCGCCCCGGGCATCACCGCGGCGCTGACCCACGACTTCCAGCCGGCGCGCTGGCAGCTGGCGCTGGACGCGGTCGATGCGGTGCTCTCCGGCTCCTACGAGATTTCCCCCGCGGCATGCGTCCGGGCCAATGCGGTCATCCCCCTGTCGACCGCAGACGGCAGCGAGCCGAGCACGTCCCCCGTGCTGGCCCGGGCGCGGTGCGTGATGCGTGACTTTGCCTTCGTGGAGGTGCTGCCGTGATCGCCGGCATCCGCACCGAGACGCGCGCGGCACTGATCGGTGGTCAGCGCGTGCCCCTGAGCCCCACCGAGTCCAAGGTTCTGCAGCTGATCATCGAGAGCGGCGAGACCCCGCTCAGCCGCACCAGCATCGAGGATCGGCTGTACGGCGTCGACGGGCGCAAGTCGAACACCGTCGAGGTGACCGTCTGCCGCCTGCGCGGAAAGCTCGCACCACACGGCTACCGCATCCACGCCACCCGTGGTCAGGGCTACACCATCGCAAAGGGCGGTGCAGCATGAGCGCCCCTGTCGATGCGCTGGCGGTACTGGATCACCACGCAAACGGCTTCTCCAATGGCCCGGTGGCGCTCTCCGAAACGGGTGCGGCCAACCTCGCGAATGAGTTGCGCGAAGCCCGCGCCGCAGTCGCCGACGTGATCGAGGCGGCAGCCGAGGTTCGCGCCGCACACCGCGAACTTCCTAGCACCGACCACCCGGCCGATGTCCGGCAGGCTGGCGAGGCGCGCATCGGTCGTGCTCACTACGCGCTGGAAGCCGCCCTCGCCCGCGTCCAAGGCGGTGCCCAATGACCGACCTCAAGACCGGCGATCGCGTCCGAATCGTCGCAACCGGTTACGACGTGGCGGAGGACCCGAACTTGGCCGTGGGCCAGTTGGGGACGATCCTGACTGTGCTGGATGGAGCCTGTCTTCTCCGCATGGATGAGGGCCCCCGACACACGGTGGACGACGGTGAAGGCTGGTGCTTCGACAACGTCGAAGTGCAGAAGATCGAAGGCGGTGCCGCATGACCGATCGGACCCAAGGGCCCTGGGCATACCAAGAGCAGAGCGATGCCTACACGCACATCGTGCGCGGCCCCAACAACCGCTTCATCTGCCAGCTTTCCCAGGACAGCTCGGGCGAAAGCGAGAAGACCGCGCGCCTGATCTCTGCCGCTCCGGAGATGCGCGACGAACTGGAGATGCTCTGCAACGTACTCGAAGGAGGGCCAGAGCCCTTGTCGGCAGAGGTGGAGGCCCGAATCGCCTTCGCACGAGCGGCCATCGCCAAAGCCAACGGTGAGCAGCCATGACCGACCACGACTTCTTCGCCGCCATGGCCGTCGGCATCCCGCCTATCACCCCGCCTGCTGGCCCGGCGCCCGCACCGGCCGAGACCACCGCCGAACCGGAGACAGAGCAATGCGTCACCTGACCCTGCCCTACTTCTGCATCGTCGTCGTCGCGCTCCTGCTGGTGCTGCTCGTGCGCGCGATGAGCGTGGACGCCAACTCGTTTGCCCTCGGCTGTGCCATCGGCATCGTGTTCTTCGCCTGGCGTGGCTTCGAGGACACAAAGCGGGCATGGCCCGAGTTCAAAGCTGATCGCCAACGAGCCGCCGAACGCCGGCGCCGCGAAGCGCAGCGAGGCCGTCACCCGGTCAACGACGACCGCCACTGACCCCCTGCCCTGCGCTCGCCCTCTATAGCGCAGGGACCCCGGCCGGCCGGGGTCCACCTGCCGGCAACCCATTCCCTATCCGAGATCCGCCATGACCAGCCCCGTCGTTGTCGATTTCCAGTCCGTCCAATCCTTCCCCGCGAAGCCTGGTTGCGAGCTGCCCCGCGTCGAACTCATCCGCGAACAGGTTGCTGTGTTCGTTGAAGGCTATGCCACCGCCAAGGGACGTGAGCCTGACCGCATCGTGCTGCAGGCATCTGACCTCAAGCATTGCGTGCGCCGGATCCTCGCGCGCATGCAGAAGCCACGCCGCGACAAGGCGAAGGCTGAGTGGCGGGAGCGGCGCAAGGCTGGCTCCAAGGAGCGATGGCGGGACGTGAAGCCGGAACCGATCCCCGGCGCAACGCTCACCTGGCGCGGCATCCCAATCGAAGGCATGGGCTATAGCCGGCATCGCGCCGTCGACAAGCACTGACCCATGGCCTTGCCGGTCCAGATGGACATTTTCGATGACGACCCTGCCTTGCGGGCAGCGCGCGAGGCGGTGGCGTGGCGAGTGCAGGCGGAAGAGTCGCTGAAGCACTTCCAGTTCCCCGAATCGATCCGTCTGGAACGGCACGCCTACTACATCGGCAGGGCCGAAGAACTCGAAGCCAGAGCGCGCGGCGCTCGCACCAACAACAGCAAGGACACACGAGCATGAATCACGAACTGGCAGATGGCGCAGTGCAGCGCCTTGGCGCCCAGATTGCTGAGGCACTTTTCGATCAGCCTGGGATGACGTTGACGGAACAGGCCAACCGCGTGCGCGAGCTGCGCGGGGATGGGCCGGCGCTGCTGGTTCCGCGCAACGCTGGGCAGGACGAGCGGGCGCGGTTTGAGGCGTGGGCGCAGGCACAGAGCCATCGGGGCGGAAACATTCCCACCGCCCGCGATGCAGGGCATCCGGACGTTTACGCCGTCCCGCTCGCCCAGCTGACGTGGAAGAGCTGGCAAGCCGCCCTCTCCGCCCAGCCCTCCCCGGGTGGTCAGGATGCCAAGTTCGCGGACGTGATCGAGGCCGCACGCATGGCCTACCGGCACGCTTGTCTTTGTGAGGACGCACCGCTGCCGCACGAAGAAGTAATGCGCCTTTCATACGCACTCAGGGCTATCGGGGAGGTTCCGTAATGGCAAGTTCAGAGCTGGATTCCGCACGCTACCGATGGCTGAAGAAACAACCGCAGTCGTGGTTGCTGGAGTACATGCGGGAATCACGTCCGCTTGGCAGCACGCTGGACGCGGCTATCGATGCGGCCATGGGGGTTGATGCACCTGCCGCCCGCCAGCCGGTGGGGGATCCGCCGTTGGAAATGCGTACCTGCGAGCTGCGGCACGTAAGCCTGAAACCGAATCGGCCTTACATCTTCACGGTCGACGGGAACTGCGCTAACTGCCGCGCAGATGCAGCGTACGCCATGGGGCACACCGACACCCCGCCCGCGCAGGCCGTGGACCTGGAGCAGACCTTCCAGTCAGGCGTGAGCGACTGGATGGACAAGTGCTTCCTGCCGTCGCTCTACAGCAACATGACCGAGCGCGGCGACCGCCTGCTGGAAGAGGTGCTGGAGCTTCTGCAGGCTCATGGCTACGACAAGGCGCGCGTTCCCACGCTGGTGGACTACGTGTTCAGCCGCCCGGTTGGCGACCCCGCACAGGAGGTCGGCGGCGTGATGGTCACTCTCGCCGGTTACTGCTGGGTCGCCGGCCTGGACATGCATGTCCACGGCCACGCCGAGCTGGCTCGCATCAGCCATCCGGAGGTGATGGCGAAGATCCGGGCCAAGCAGGAGGCAAAGAACGGCCTGCACTTCGATACCCCTCTGCCGGGCGATGCCGCCGCGCCCGTGCAGTCCGTAGACCTGGGACCGGGGGTCAAGGCGATCGCCGCCGAACGCGAGCGACAGCTGCAGGCCGAGGGCTTCACCCGTGATGGCGACCGGCAGTACCGCCGTGGCGAGCTGGCCGGCGCCGCCACAGCCTACGCGCAAGTGGCTGCGATGGATCTCTACTGCGGCACCCGCGGTTACATCGCCGGGCTGCCGCCACCTTCCATCTGGCCGTGGGCCCCGGAGTGGTGGAAGCCGGTAGATACGCGCCGCGACCTGGTGCGCGCTGGCGCGCTGATCGCTGCACAGATCGACCTGATCGACGGCAAGGCGCTGACTGAGGTGCAGCCATGATGCGCCTTGTCTGCAAGCTCGTAGGCCACCAGCCGCCCGTCTACGGCAGGAAGGGCTGGTGGTCACCCGGCGAGGAATACGCGAAGGTTCGGCTGGATGGCCGCGATGGTATCGGCCGCGAGCACGCGCGGGTGATCGGCGAATGCCCGCGTTGTGGTGAGACCTACAGAATGTGCCGCATCCACGTCCCGAAGATCGACGGCAAGGCGGTGGGCAATGGCTGACGGCTCGCGCGCATTCAACTTCCCCATGCCGCAGCGCTCCCGACTGCGCCCCGGCGAGATCGTTGTGGATCTGTTCGCCGGCGGCGGCGGCGCCAGCGAGGGCCTCAAGCAGGCGCTGGGCATCGATCCGGCGCTGGCCTACAACCACGACGAGCTTGCCATCGGCATGCACGCCGCCAACCACCCGCTGACCCAGCACCACCGCGAGGACATCTGGCACGCGGACCCGCGCGTAGACGTGGCCGGCCGCCCCATCGGCTGGTTCCATGCCTCTCCCGACTGCACGCACTTCAGCCAGGCCAAGGGCGGCCAGCCGCGCAGCAGGAAGACCCGCGCCCTGTCGTGGGTGGTGCTGAAGTGGGTTGGTCAGCTGCTGCGCGCCGATCGCCTGCACGGGACCAACACCGCGCCGCGCATCATCTCCATGGAGAACGTCTGGCAGATTCTGACCTGGGGCCCGCTGGTGGCGAAGCGCTGCAAGGACACCGGCCGCGTCATCAAGATGGACGGGACTGTTGCAGCGCGCGGCGAGCGCGTGCCGGTGGAGAACCAGCAGCTCGTTCCCGACAAGCGGCACAGCGGCCGCACGTGGCGGCAGTTCGTGGCGGCGCTGCGTGCCCTGGGCTATGTGGTCGAGTGGCGCAAGCTGGTTGCCAGCGACTACGGCGCCGGCACGAGCCGCGAGCGCCTGTTCCTGCTCGGCCGCCGCGACGGCCAGGCCATCGTGTGGCCCAAGCCGAGCCACGGCCCTGCGCCGGGGCAGAAGCCGCGCGTGACCGCCGCCGACTGCCTGGACTTCTCCATCCCTTGCCCGTCCATCTGGGGGCGCAAGAGGCCGCTGGCCGACGCAACAATGCGGCGCATCGCCAAGGGCGTCATGCGCCACGTCATCAACTCGGCCGATCCATTCATCGTGCCGGTGACGCATCAGGGCGGCGACCGCGTCCATGACGTGCGCGACCCCATGCGCCCCATCACCGCCGCCAACCGCGGGGAGCTGATGCTGGCTGCACCGGAACTGGCGCCGTTCCTGACCGAGCATGCCAACGCCAGCAATCAGCGGACGATGCCGGCAGATGAGCCGCTTCGCACGGTCTGCGCTGGGGTCAAGGGTGGCCACTTCTCCGTGGTGTCGCCCATCCTTGCCGGGGTCGGCGGCCGGGCTGGTCAGTCCGAACCCCGCTCAGGCGGTGAACCGCTCTACACGATGACCACCAAGGCAGACACCGCGCTGGTGGCGCCCCACCTGGTCAAGTTCCGTGGCGACAGCATCGGCACGGCCGCCACCGAGCCGGTGCCGAAGATCACATCAGGCGCCGGTGCCGCTCGCCCGGCCGGCGCAGCGCATGCGCTCGGCTTGGCCGCTGCCTCACTGGTGACTCTCCGCAACAACATGGCCGGCGCTGACCCGCAGGCGCCGCTCGCCACCATCGCAGCACAGGGCGAGCACCACGGGCTGGCCACTGCATTCCTTGAACAGGCCAACGGAGGCTTCTACCAGGGCGACGGTAATGATGCGCGCGACCCGGTCAGCACCATCACCTCCAGCGGCAGCCAGCAGCGACTGATCACTGCCCACCTGATGACAAACACCAGCGCCCACTGCGGCGCCGGCGGCACGGACCAGGTTCCGACCATCACCAGCGCGGGCAATCAAACGCTGGTCGAATGCACCCTCAGCCCTGAGCAGGAGGCGGGCGCACTGCGGGTTGCCGCCTTCCTGGTGAAGTACTACGGCAGCGGCATCGCAGTTGGCCTGCGTGATCCGGTGGACACGGTCACCACAAAGGACCGTCTGGCACTGGTCACCGTGGTCATCAAGGGCACGCCCTACGTGATCGTGGATATCGGCCTGCGAATGCTCAAGCCGCATGAACTGTTCCGCGCGCAGGGCTTCCCGCCCGGCTACGTCATCGATCGCACTGCCAACGGGACACCACTGAAAACCACGGCGCAGGTTCGCATGTGCGGCAACAGCGTCAGCCCGCCACCCATGTTCGCGATCGCAGAGGCCAATCTCGACCAAGTTCCTGCGGACCTGGCGGTGGCAGCGTGAGCCCCGGCCGCAACGCCGCATCCATCCGGGCAGCCCTGCGCGGTCCTATTCCTGCGCACGTGACAGCGCGGGACATGATCCGCCGCTACTGCCGCGAGCATGGAAAACAGCTTGCATGCCTCGCCCCAGCCTGGGGATGCAAGGTTTTCAGCGTGTGGAGAGCGTTTGGCCGAGCGAATCGTCCGCTGCAGCCACACCAGATTGAAGGCGCCATCACGGCTCTGCAGCTGGACGAGTTCGACGCCAACGAACTGCGCCTGCGTGCAGCGCGGGAGGCCGGCTGGAAGATCGACCCGAAAATGCTGCTGGAGGCCAGTGCGTGAAAGACGTTGTCGAGCCGAATGCGCCAGGCCCCACGCCGACAGTCAGCGACGCGGTCCGCCAGATGCGGGCTGCCGCGCGCGCGCGGGAGCCAGTTCCCGCCGAGCAGGTCAACATGTGGGCAACGACATTCATGCAGTTGTTCACCGAACAAAGGCCGGTGCGGCTGGAGCAGTGGGGCGGTTCAACCGGTTACTGGTATCAGATTGACGAGCGGCAGTGGCATCGTGCCGTGGCGAGGCGTGAGCAGGTGCGAGCGCTCTACCTACAGCCGCTCCCCCACGAGCGGCGCAGTAAGTCCGAGAAGCGAGACCACGTCTGGTCGGCCGACCGTACGCACTGCGTGGCCTGCAAAGCACCGATCAACTGGGCTGAGCCCTACTGCGAGCCACCCAAGCCACCCGAGCCCGTCGTGGTTAAGCGCCAGCCCTTCAACCCGAACTGGTTCACGCCGGCGCTTGATCAGCTCGAGGTGCTGGTCCGGAAGCTCAGTCCGGACCAGCGCAAGGACTGGTATCGCCAGATCAACGGCCTTCGCAAGGCCATCCAAGAAGCAAACAACGAGACCTCACCATGGACAATCACGACATCGCGATAGAGCGCTGCAATCGACGCGCCGCGCAGGCGGCAATCGACCTTGCCGCCGCACTTGAGGCAGGAACCACCGCCCCCGGGACCTCCGAAGACGGCAATCCATCACTCACGTACGTTTTCCCGAGCACGCTTCAGATGCAGGCCGCGCGCGACGCGTGGCAGCACTACGCCCTGATCCAAGTTGATGAGCCCGCCGACGTGGCGCTTACAGCCGCCCAGCGCGCGGCGGCGCAGATAGGCTACGAACTGTTCGGACGGCACGACCTGGACTTGATCGAGATCGCCAACCGCGTGCGCGAGCTGCGCGCGGGTGGGCCGTCGCTGATGGTGGACGTGCAGCCCGGTGGGAGGGAGAGGCTGGGGGATCAGGTCATCTGCACCACCGAGCTGCGCCGCAATGCACACGTTCTCGTGCTGCAGGAGCTGCGTACCCGGTTTACCGATGCCGGCAGCCCGTCGCGCACCGCAGCATTGGACGCGGCTATCTCTGCCCTCTCCGCCCAGCCCTCCCCGGGTGGTCAGGCGGATGCACGTGCACAGTTTGAGGCATGGGCAGAATCAGCAGGCTGGTATGCCGTTGCATATCGTCCGGATAGAGACGCTCCCTACGCGCTAAACGCGGTCGAATTCGCATGGCAGGCATTCCAAGCCGCCCTCGCCGCCCGCCAGCCGGTGGGGGAGCCGGTGGCCTACATCGAGCACTTCGCCGACAAAGTGTCTCGCATGGAAATGACCATGACCGGCCTGCATCTCGGAATCGGCAGGCATCCCGTCTACGCCGCCCCGCCCACTCAGTCGGTTGGAGAGCCGGTGGCGCTCGGGGAAACCGACCCCATCCCATGCGCATGGTCAGATGACGACGCTTCGAGCCTTGTGACGCTGCGCGATGCGCTGCGCAGGATTATCGCGGGCACCACAACCAAGGATGCGGCCCACTTCCTGAAACAGCCGGGACAGCGCCGTATGACTATCAAGGACGCGCAGGAGGTTGCTACCGCACATCTGCCATACGTGGAATCACTGGTGCATCGCAGTCAGGGATACGCCGCCCCGCCCGCGCAGGCCGTGGACCTGGGCGCGGTGCGCGAGGCCCTGCGGGCCGCTGAGGGGCTGGCGACCATCTGCGCCTCAGTTGATGGCTATTCCCGAGAGGAAGTGGCCGCCAGTGGCCGCGCGATGAGGCAGCAGTTTGCCGACGCTCTTGCCCTGATCGACGGCAAGGCGGTGGGCAAATGA